AACCCGGGGCGGCGCAGGCCGCCCCATTATTCCCAACAATTATGAACCTCACGACAACCCTCTACAACAAAATCGGCTCAAGCGCATGTATCGCATGCCTCCCAGAAACGTATGCCGTCATTACCAATAAGCCAACGCGCTATTTCAAGAGCTTCCTTGATGCCGCAAACTACGCCTCAAGCCAAGGCTACACGTTCGATTGCAGCCCTCGGTGCGTGCTCGATGCCGCCAAACGTCTCGCCCCGCGCATGGAGGCCCTCCGAGACCTCGACGGCAACGCCCAAGCTGGCGAGTTCCTCGATTGCATAAACGACGTCATTTCCAATTTCCGCAATTACCTTGCCGTTCCAAGCCGCATGAGCGCAGCAAATGAAGATTTGCGCTATTTCAAGACTTACCTCAAAGAACATGGGTTTTAACAGGAAAGCGACGCCGGGGGTGTTTGCTGGTCTCGGCGTTTTTTCGTATCTTTGCAAGTGAGCGCGTATAAGCCCGCCTCTTGCGTGTTTGTTTGCGAGACGATAACTTGCCCACCGAGAGAAAAACAAGCCAACACGCGGCAAATAAATAACAAGTTCTACTACCCCCCAAAAAACTATTAAGTATGCCAAACGTAAAAATCAGTAAACTCGGAAAACTTTTAACCGAATGCCGCTATTATCGTGGCGAGGCCTCGATGCCAAAAGACCTTGATTGGAATTTCGTAGACTTTTGGATTGCCGAACATGCTGCAGTACACGCAGTTATCCGCGGCGAAGAAGGCAAATTTCTCTCAGCGTACAAAGCAATTGGAGAGCCGGGGAAGTATACCAATATTCCCCCGATTCTCCTTGCTGGCTTATTCGGATATTACTGCAAAGGAGAAGATAAATCGCCAGCCGATTTGATAGCGTCATTTGAAAAGAAGTACTTGCCGAGCTATATGGCCTCGACGGTAAGGTAAACCACCTTTTGACTGCCCGTGCCCTTAATTTCTTTGCCGACCAATCTGTATCTGCAATCCTTTGATGCGAGTACCTCAAATTCTTCTGGATAATCCGAAAGGTGTCTAATCGATGTCGCATGTTTCTGCTTCTTTAATATCATGATTACGCGATTCGTTTTATCGTCCCCAAACGCATCAGAGACTTCGCCAATATGTCTCAACGAATATTTAAATGCGGTGGTATGGTTGGTCGTCCATGATGCGCTCCCCTGATTGTCAAAGGTGCCATTTTTCAACTTGCCTAAAACATCCGTAAGGTCTTTGTCAGATAGGCTCATTCCACGATACGTGGTTCCTCCTGCCCATTGAGGCGACTTTCTTATGAACTCCTCAAGGTCTCTTGCCTTCTTCTCAATTCGGCTGAGGGAATGTCCAGACTTAGACGTAAACTTCATGTTGCCGCACTGTACTTGACGGATTTCCCAGTCCCATCCATTGCTGAATCCATTTGCCGCATTGTAGAATGCTTTTGCTCTTTCGTCTGTGCAATTTAGCATTTCCTTGATTTGGGCAATTTTTCTCTCTTTAGAGCCTCTTATTGTCGGGTGGTCGGTTTGCACCGCATGGGATGTCTGTGCGGTAGTCGGCGCAATCTTTGTTGACTTTTGAACTGCTTTTGTGGACGTCGGCCCAACTTTTGTACCCACTTGGACTTCTTTTGAGGCCACGGCTAATGCTTTCTTTGCCTTCACCGATTCGATTTGAAGCTTCTTGTCGGCGGCGGCATTAAGCCACAGCTGGGCTTTGTGGGTGTCGCCAGCCGCCATTGCGTCTTTTGCAATAGACATGTATTCAAAGAACTCCTTGCTCTGTGTCTTGAAGCCTAAGAGTTCGTTATATTGCGTGTCGAACTTCAAAAGGGTAAGGCGGCTGTCCACAAAGGCAAGCTTCTGTTCGTAGACCTTCTTGATAATTCCTTGTGTTGATGAGCCCAATTTTGTGACAGCGTCGATTTCTGCCTCCAGATTACCTTTGATAAGGCTAAGCGATGTCTCGTTTGTGCAATCCCATTGCCAGCGATTGAATGTCTTTGTTATTGCGCGGTGCGCCTCTTGTAGTACCTCGATGCTGAACTGCTTGTGCAATTGGTGTGCATCTGGAATGAGGTCTTGGATTGCTCGTTCCTGCTCTCGCATATCCTTGAGGGCTTGGAGAACCTTTTGGGTCTCTGCGTCCATCTCTGCGAGCTTGCTTTGGGCGATGAGCTTCTCGAGCTGCGCGTAGTCCACCTCGCTGTATGCCTTCGCCAATGTAAGCACGCGGTCGGCATCTCGTCGAATCTTCTCGTTGGCAAAGACGCGCTTCTCCCACCGAGCCTTGGTGTCGGCGATTTCTTGTGGGGAGCGTGCTGCATGGCGTTTTGCGGCCAGCTCCTGCGGAGTGAGTTCTACATTGCTGTCCAAACCCAACAATTTATCAACTCTCTTGCGGTTGTCCTGTATGAAGTAGGGCAAGCCACTGGAGGTGGTATTCGCTATGCGCTCACCATTCTTCTGCACGTGCTCTTGGAATGATAGTGGTAGGTCTGCGACCGCGTTCTCGCTCTTCGTGGATGGCAGAGGATTCTTCCCGGCAATGATGCGAGTCGAGTCTTCTTCAATCTCTGTCTCGGTTTTTAACACGGGTGTGACGTAGCAGCGGCAGAATGGATGCCACCCAACGAAGACAAAGTCCTTGGGGTACTTGCCTGCGAGGAAATCGCAGATGTCCTCAACGGGGTGGTTCGTTTCCGAGCAATGCACCTCTTGGCCGACGACGAAGTTGAGCTGCTGCCAACGCTCGTGGTCGGATTTGCGGTAGGCCATGTTGGTCTCAGTTGCCGTCAGACGAAGTGCGTTCTTGTAGGAAGAGCGGTACACGCCTCTGCCGGGATGGTACAATGATGCGTCTTGAGATGGCTGTAAATCTCCGTATTCGTCTCGCGTCCTACGAAAACGTTTCTCTGGGAAGCGGAGAAACGTCTTGAGGTCAGAGGCCATTTGCCGAGCGTCTTTGCCAGAGCGCAGGCCAAGGTTGAGGCCCGCCTCAATCTCGTCTTTGAACATGTCTGTGTACTGCCAAACGCGGTCGGAGAGGTTCAAGCCACGCTCCTGCCGCGCCAGAAACGCCTCTAACGCCGCATCATTGGTTGCGTAGTACCTACGCGCCGCCTCGTAGGGCAACGAGGCCTTGTTTGCGCCAAAAACGCGGTCGCAAAGGACATCGTTCTTGTTGTTGGCGAGAGTCCACTCCGAGCGCACCCCATTGACAATGACAGTTTCCATGTTGCGCTGCAGCTTGGAGAGCAACTTCTTCACTCGGTCGTGCGTTATAGGGTAGTCGGCAAACGAGAAGGCCTTGTCTTCTGGCAGCGAAGTCACAAGGCCACCTATGGCCGCTGCCTCTTGAGCGGCAGCGGTATAGATGGCATCGATTTGCTTTTTGTAGCGCAGGATGTTGCGCTGATGGGCTCGGTCGTATTTATCTGGAGGTGTCGCCATCGGTTTGGGTGGGTTGTATCCATCTGTCGTTTAGGGTGTCGCCAACGGCTAAGAACCCTCTCTTATAGAGCGCGTTGAGGGCATCCTTGACCATGCGGCCAAGCTCAACGGCCATAATTTGAGTTGGCGCGAGGCCTTTTTGTTCGACGGCCGCACACATGGCCCTTATTTCGTTCAAGAGCGCATCTTGGAATGGCTGTGAGGGATTGTGCCGAGGCCGCTCAATAACGGGCAAACGAAGCGGTTTATCGGCTTCTGGGGGACGTTTCCCCTTATAGGTGCGGCTGCTCATAAACGTCTGCTATCTCTTGTTCTTGAATTTCTTGGAGGGTGCGGTCAACATTACTGCTCCAGCCAAGATTCTCGATAGACTCTCGCTGCGACATGAGCGGCTTGCCGCCGTTGGCCGTCATGAGCGTGTTGATTGTGTCCTTCTCCTCTGTAACTACGAATGGCGACACAACGTTCTCAACGCGGAGAGCATCGATGTCCGCATGGTAGTTCGCCGGGAGCATTGTTTTGAGAAATGCCTTAATAACATTGACCTCTCTATCAAATCCTTCAATCAAGCGGCCGCTCTCGTCACGTACCTTTAGGTGGGCGTCAATAAACAGCTGCTTGCGGCTTTCCCCAGACATGGCTACGGACTTCATGCTCTCGTATGACCAATCTGGGAGTTGCAATTGCGTGAAAAACGACTGACGTAGTTCTGTTATGAAGTATTTGAGGTTCTCTACAGCCTGCGACCACGTGATATACTGCGCAGTCGCACCTTTGGGAAATTGCACCACAGAGCGGCCCTCTTTTTCGTCCCCCTCTTGGCCATACGAAATGATGCCGTCGGAGAAAACGGCAAAAATAGGCTTCGAGTTTTTGCGCAGGTAATTTCCGTTGCGACTCAACGCCCACTCCATCTCATAGACGATTTTGGAGGTGTCCTCCCAAATTGGTGTCGGTCGCCACCAATAGATGCCGGGGATTTTGAGCAGCGTACTCTTTTCGTCCTCAACTATGGTCATAGCCGAGCTGCCGCCATTGCTCCACTTAATGTGGCGGTCGGCGGTGTACGCGTCAAAGAATTGCACCATGCGGTTGCCGACGCGCCTGCGATACCCGATTGACATTGCCACCATGTCGCCGTATTCGTTGAACAAAGGATATAGCTGGTCATCCAACATCGGCGAGAAGTTGCGGCAGCGCAGCTTGAGTGGCGCATCAAAGCCATAGGTGTTGTTGCGCTGTTCGACAGCGTACCAAAGGGTGAGCACTTCGCATCCAGCGAATAGCATACTGCAACGCTCATTGTTGACGGTGTCAATGCGGTTGCGAGTGAGGATGGCCTCGATATAAGACGCGATTTCCTTTTGTCGGTCGTTGTCGGGGGAATAGATGCGCTTTACGGGTGTGCCGACGCTCAGCTCTGTCATGCGTTTTGTGGCCAAACGCTGAAGGTCTAACGTGATTCGTGTCTGTGCCTCGTAAGTGCCGTCTGCGTTAGCGATGTCCGGGTACAAAACTTTGTCCATCACGGGGTGCATCTTGGGGTCATATTCGGCTCTAAGGCCGCGTTTGCCGCCCCACGCGGGAACAATGATTGATTTCTCCTTGAGCGCGGCAATTTTCGCCTCCTCCGTGAGATTTGAGTTGAGAATGTCTTCGATTGACATGGTTGCGTTTTCGTTAGTTTGTGAGGGTGAAGAATATATCTGATTAGTAAATCAAACGGGATAGCTTCTTTTTATCCACGGGCTTGAATGGGTTCGTTAGGTGGTAATCGATGGCGTAACAGAGAACGTCGACGTATTCGTCGTGAGCGGCCGCAGGAAAGC